CGGACAACGATGTCCCGGACCACTGGGAAGTCATCGCCCCCGATCCACCCTGAGCTAACGCCGCCTGGCTCGTACACCTGACCGTTGCACCGACTGAAACCCAAGTATCACCACAAGTAGGAGCAACGAAATGGCACTGACATACCGCCGTCCAGGCGTGTACCTGGAAGAGAGTCTGCTGGTCAACCCGGGCAACGTCTCGGGGACGCTCACGGTCGCCGCCTTCGTTGGCGTGGCCGAGAAGGGCCAGATCAACGAGCCCGTTCTGATCGACTCGTGGAACAGCTACGTGACCCTCTTCGGTGGGTTCGACCCGATCACCCCGCCGGTTGCGGACGACATCGACACCAAGGTGCTGTCCTACCTGCCGTACGCCGTCTACTCGTTCTTCCAGAACGGTGGGCGGTTCGCCTACATCATCCGCGCTGCCTCGACGCTGGACGCCGACAAGGGCCTGGCGGCAGACATGGTCGTCAACGGCATGGACACGGTCGCTGCGGGCTCCACCCTGGAGTCGTTCACGATCAAGGCCAAGTCGGTCGGCACGTGGGGCAACACGCTGAAGTACGCGCTGGTCAAGCAGCGTGACGTCGGCACCACCGCCCCCAACATCGAGCGGGTGTTCGCTCTGCAGGTCTACCTGAAGACCGGGCAAGGCACCTCCGACTCGGCCTGGGAGGTCGTGGAGTCGTTCACCAACCTGTCGGTGCTGGGCACCGCTCCGGGGTCACGCCAGGTGACGTCGGCGATCAACGACCAGTTCGCCGGGTCGCGCTACATCACCATCAGCGGCCTCAACTCCACCCAGCCACGGCCCGCTGAGGCTGCCACGCCGGTGGCGCTCGACGGTGGCATCGATCCGAAGATCCCGGACGACTCGGCGCTGATCGCCTCGTGCTCGGCGATCACCAAGGTCGAGGGCCCGGTCAGCCTGAACATCTGCGGCTACCTCAAGGACGCCTCCAAGATGGACACCGACCCGACGCTGAACTACGTCAGCGCCGTGGTGTCCCCGGGCTCGTTCAACCGTGAGGACATCATGGTGATCAACGACTCGGCGATGCCCGCCGTGCCCGGTGCGGACTCGGGGCTGTACGCCACCTCGATCGCCACGCCGCTCGGTCAGCCGCCGGAGGATCCCTACGTCGCCAGCTACGCCCCGTGGATCATCGTCCCCGACCCCCGGCGCACAGGTGCCGTGATCGCCATCCCGCCGGGTGGAGCGATCCTGGGCATGATGTCCCGCATCGATGCAACCATCGGTGTGTTCCGGGCCCCCGCCGGTGTCGTCGCCGGGCTGGCCAACGCCGTCGGCGTGCAGGTCAAGTTCACCGACAGCCAGCTGGGTGACCTCAACGCCCAGAACATCAACGTCATCCGACCGGTGGTCGGGTCGGGCATCTGCTGCATGGGTGGACGCACCCGCAGGACGTACGGCGCTGACCGCTACGTCTCGGCGCGGCGCACGCTGATCTCGATCAAGGAGTCGCTGCGGCGCTCGACGCAGTGGGCCGTCTTCGAGAACAACGACCAACGCCTGTGGAGTGGCCTGCGGATGACCGCAGACCGCATCCTGCGGCCGATGTGGGAGTCCGGTGGCCTGGCTGGCAACAGCGCCGCCGAGGCGTACTTCATCCGCTGCGACGAGTCCATCAACACACCCGCCGTCATCCAGTCCGGTGAGGTCCGCATGGAAGTCGGACTGGCCCTGGAGTATCCCGCCGAGTTCGTGGTCATTCGCATCACGCAGGTCGACCGGGGCTCCATCTCGTCCGACGCCAACCTGTGATCTGAGGAGGATCAGATGCCTACAACGGCGCGGACCGATCCGGTCCGCAACTTCAAGTTCAACGTCCAGGCCATCATGGGTGACCAGGGTGATCCCTTCGCCAGCATGGGCTTCATGTCCGTCGAGGGCATCGCCATGAACACCGAGATGGTCGCCTACCGCGAGGGCGGCTACAACACCAGCCCGCACAAGCTGCCGGGCCAGACGGACTTCTCCCCGCTGACGATGTCGGCGGGCGTGATCTTCGACAAGCCCTTCATGTGGAACCTGGCGCGGAAAATGTTCTCGGTGCAGTGGGGCGGCGGCTCGCTGGGGTTCCGCGAGGGCAACGTCGATGAGTTCCGCTACGACCTCATCGTCCGGGTGCTCGGTCATCCGGTGACGTTGGGTGCGTCCGATTCGGGCAAGGGTGGGGCCATCTCCGGCTCCGTCCTGGCGTACCGCTTCTTCAACTGCTGGACCGCCAGCGTGGGCTTCACCGGCCTCAACGCCAGCGGCAACGAGATCGTCGTCCAGCAGATGACCGTCCACCACGAGGGCTTCGAAGTCTTCTTCGGCAACGCCCAGGCCGTTGCTGCGGAGATGCCCGCCACCGTCCCCGCCTGATCAAGGAGAACACACCGTGACTGACGTGCTTCCCACGCCAACCGGACAATCGATCGACTCACTGCAGGCCGACCTGGCCCGCGCCCGTCAAGCGACGGTCGGAGAGATCCCGCTCATCCAGCCATCCGTGGACCCGGACGTGACGCTGCCCCGTGGGCTGCTGCTCAACGGGTCGTGGCATACCCGGGTAACGGTCCGGGAACTGACCGGTGTCGACGAGGAGGCGCTGGCCCGGGTCAAGTCCGTGCTCGACATGTTCGACACGGTGCTCGGCCTGGGCACCACCCGCATCGGCGACGTGGATCTGACGAGCATGCCCCTGGTCGAGCGCCAGGGGATGCTCCAACAGCTGCTGCTGGGTGAGCGGGACCAGCTGTACATCGCCATCATCCGGGCGACGTACGGCAACGAGAAGAAGCTGAAGTTCACCTGCCCGTCCTGTGACGAGGAGCAGGATCTGTTCCTCTTCCTCGCCGAGGACTTCAAGGCCAGGGAGGTGGCCGACGTCGCCCGGACGGAGTTCACCTACACCACCCGCCGCGGCGACGTGTTGTCCTACCGCCCGGCGATCGGCTCCGACCAGATCGAGGCGCTGGGCAAGAAGGGGGCCAGTCCGGCCGAGCAGAACACGGTGATGCTCTCCAGGTGCATCAAGACGGCGAACGGCCAGATGCTGGTCAACCCCGTCGAGTTCGCCAGGGGGATGTCGATGATGGACCGTCAGGCGCTGCTGGAGGAGTTGGTCGAGCGTCAGCCCAGCGTGGACATGGCCATCACCATCAACTGCGTCGCCTGCAGAGAGGAGCACACGATTCCCCTTGGCTGGGGAGACATCTTTCGCGCCTAAGGAGCAGCACCTCTACATCGACTACGAGGTCATCGCCTCCAGCTACGTGGGTTGGTCACTGAATGAGATACGAGGCATGTCGGCCCGGCAGCGGGAGTACTGGTTGAAGATGATCGTCTGGAAGAGGGAGAAGACCCGTGTCTAACTTCGGCGGTGAGGCGGATGCCTCGGGCGCTGGCCGCATGCAGGTGGGCACCGGCTTCAAGGTGGACATCCCCGGCCTGGAGCAGACGACTCGCCAGATCGGTCAGCTGAACTCGTCGCTGAAGACCTTCCAGGACGTGATGAAGTCGATCCAGTCGCAGGCGGCTGGCTTCACCTCGGCGATGACCAACATCAACAAGGCGATCGGCGGCACCGCTGCGGCAACTGGAGCCACCGGCGGCAGCGGTGGAGGCCTGGCCGGTTCGGCGTTCGGTCAGTCGATCAGCCAGGGCGGCTTCATGCGCGACGTGTTGATGTTCCCCACCAGGTTCATCAACGACCAGCTGTCCAGCAACCGCAACCTGGCGATGGCCACGTCCTCGATGATGGGCATGCAGTCGTTCGGGTCGAACGTCAACACGCAGAAGATCATGGGGGCGCTGTCCGGTCAGTTCGGTGGCGTCATGGGCGGGAGCCCAGCCGACATCCTCGCCCTGATGGGCATCGGCAACAAGGTCGGTGCGGGCCTCGACTGGCGGGCCTACACCAGTGGGGCGGTCAACTCCGCTGGTGTCACAGGACAGCGCAACGGTCCCCGTGCTGCGGGCTTCCTGGAAGCGGTGCGCCAGGGCCAGATCATGAACCCCGGTGCCGACGTCAGCCAGATCGCCGGGTCGATCGGTGGGTTCATCTCCAACGTCGGTGCCCAGCAC